ATGCAGCTAAAACCTTTGTCTATGCTTGATTTCAGATATGCAGAAATAGGGAAGAGTGGTGATCGGGAGTATGTGTATTTTTACGCTAAAAACCCCGATACAGAGAAGCTAGAGCGCAAAAGAATCTATCTTAATAATATTAAAACCAAAGCGAATCGTGTTCGGTATGCCAAGCGATTGGTGAATCATATTAATAATAAACTGGATCAAGGGTGGAATCCCTTTATTGATGACTCCGAGAATAAAAAGAAGTACACGACCATTTCTAGTGCATTGGATTTTGTTAATACATATAAATCGACTTACATACGGAAAACTTCCAAAACTGCTTATAAGGGAAGGTTTAAAGTTTTGACCGAGTGGCTCGAAAGGGAAGGAAAATTTAATAATTATATTTTCGAGTTTACCGAGGATCTCGCGATCAACTTCATGAACTATTTGCTTATGGAGAAACGCATAATGGGGAGAACTTATAATAATTATCTACTCGATTACAGAACCTTTTTTAATCTCCTGGTTAAAAAGAAGTATATGGTTATTAATCCTTTTCATGCTGTGGAGAAATTGCCTGAAACAGAATCGAGCAAGAGACCCTTTAGCGACGAAGAATTGAGTTTATATATTAATCACGTTAAGCAGTTCGATAAACACTTTCATATTATTAGTCTGTATATTTATTATTGTGGATTACGGCCGGCAGAGATTTGCCGATTGAAAGTTCAGGATGTGAATTTAAATAAGGGTTTGATATTTATATCGGGTGCCGAAAGTAAAAATAAGAAGATGGGAGTGATCCCAATTGTTGATGATTTTAGGAAATTGCTCGACGATTACTTATCGGAATATCCGAGTTCATTTTATATTTGTGGGCGTGGTTTGCAGCCTGGCGACACTCCAACTTACCCAACACGAATTGCAGAAAAATTTAGACACATAGCAAATGCCCTGGGCATATCTATGGATGTAAAAATTTATGCTTTAAAAGATACAGCTGCCGACAAGCTTATTGAAGCGGGTTATGATGCGAAAATTATTCGCGACTTATTTCGACATTCGAATATTGCAATTACAAATGAGTATCTCAAGAAATTTAAACCAAATATAAGCGAACGTCTTATTAAGGAGTTTCCAAGTCCGATAATGTAAAAACCTCGGGTCATAACTCCGAGGTTTGGGCAACATACCGTTATTAATAAAAAATAAGAACAGTATTAAAAATCTTTAAAACCCCGAGTACCACCTCGGGGCTCAATTGCACTTTACACCGAGTACGTACTACAATTGATTTTGATCAAAATTTATTTTAAGTTGGCGATCGTTAGCCAACCATTCATCAAATGGATAATGTATTGCTTCGTGGAGAGCTTCCCGAGCTTCTGAGAGTTTGTTTTTCGCTTCGTTAAAATTTTTACGAACCGAGTTTAACATTTCTTCTTTTGCGCGAACAGCTTCCTGCTTTTGTTCAATAAAATTTGTATGATCGGTAAAATGTCTGTATAAAGCTTCGTAGCATTCAAGTTTATATTTAACTACAGTTTCTTTTGCTTCCGAATTTACATTTTTCGAGTTAATTGTAAACAGCCAACCGAACATAAATTTTAGAGGCAAACATACCATTTCGTACTGTTTATTATCTGATCCAGTTGCCTTGCTCAGCAAGGTAACTGAACCTAAAATTTCATCGGTTTTTATTTTTTGTCTCTGAGCTTCTTCATCTATACCCAGAGCTTCGCAAATAGGGCGAATTGGTACTAATTTATCACCGTTTTCAATCATTAAGATTGAAACGTTATTAATTTTCGCAATAGTCTTTGTTGAATTTTCTTTTTTCATGGTGTAATTTTTAAGTGGTGTTTGGTGCATTTGATATTGTAAATATATTATTTATTTTCATAACTAACAAATTTTAAAGTAGTTACCCTTTTACAAGGGTAACTACAGATTTTATATAATGGTGCTTATCGGTAGTGTTTGGTTGAAGGGTGGAAGAAAAGCTTTCTATTTGCATTCATTTTCATTCTCCATTTGGTTTAACATTTCGATAAATTCGTATTGAAAATACAAAGAAGTAACATCGAACGCATCGTGATCGAGTTGAGAGTGAAAAGAAGCAAGTTCGAAAACCCGCTTAAAATGTTTAGAAATAGAATCTCTTTTTTGGTTTTCTAAAAACTCAATAAGTTTTTGCAATGCAGGTGTAATTAATATACCCTGGCTTTCTGTTTTTACATTTTGTTTGAGCATAATAAAATGTTTTAAAAGGTTTATAAAAGAGTCGAGAGCTGCTCAAACAAAATAACTTGTACGTGACAAGGAATGAAGTCTCTCGATTCGCGAACCGTAGTCCCAACCGAACTCTCGACCTATTAATTTTATTACTTAATCCCAAACACCACGTTTGTAGATAGTAATTGATTTGAAACTTGTGATTTTGATTTCTCACGTTACTTGTAATTATTTTATTTGAGCATTGCTAATATACAAAAAATATATAATACGAAGCAAATAAAAAAGCCCTGCAATTTGCAGGGCTTTGTGCGTAAGCTTGTATAAGGTTTATTTTGTTTTGATTTTCTTTTCCATAACAAAATGATATACTAATTGATTTCCATGTGACAATAACATTGTTGAATGCAAGTGCCATCCGTACTCAGCCATGTAATTTACAGCATCAACCATTGTATTGAAAATTATTGCTTGTCCGTTTTTGTCTAATAACCAATCCCTTTTCCAGTAGTTCTGTTTTTGTCCAAAGTCAATCTCAATTTTTACTTTTGTTTTAAAAAGATTACCTGTCCCAACTATATTACAATAAACTACACTTACATTAGACGTGTCTTTTTCCATATATTGATCAATCACATCTTGAGTAAGTGTTGTGTTTATTATATTTTCGTTTGATTGTATCTCTCCAAATCCTTGCGCTATACAACCAAGCGAAACAACACTTAATACAATAATTAGTAATGTTCTCATAATGTTTTTTATTTCGAAAGTACTAAAAATTATTTAAATCGTTTAGATATTTCATTTCCTGATCAGATTCCACCTGTTTATCGTAATTCATATATGCCTGTCGATTTTTAGGATCTGCCATATAATTTGTTAGCTTCTTAATATTTTCGGCAAATTCTGTATTGTCAAGACTTTTATCTTCGCTCGATGTTGTATAGTAATTATTTATTACCGGTTGCGATAGAGAACCACCTGATTGTTGAAAGCCATTGTAATCCATTGCACGAGAAACAGAGGAGCTATCGGGAGAGTCAATTGCCATGGTTGGCATAACTGCAGATTTACCTGCCTGTATATCCATTAAGTATTCTGCCATTGGTCCGTATGTTGGATCGGTAAGTATTTTATTTGATAATACACCTTCCTTTTTATTTCCTTCAGCTAATAAAGCAAGCCCTTCTTTGTCTTTATAACCACCATGTTCATAAGCAGGAACGGGTTGAGCACTAATAGCTGCTATTTGCAAACCTCCTGTTATTGCTGCAAGTGCCGATAATGCAACCCCAGCAATTCCACTAGGATTTGCTAAAAAGCCAATAATTGCTGCAGCAGTATTAATAATTGCGCTAAAGTAAGCAGCTTCTTTTTCACGTTCCGACTGCTCACGCATCATGTCGGCTTTTTTCTTATCGATTTGTTCGTCGATTTGTTTTGCCTTTTGAGCGTATTCTTCTTGAGAAATAATACCACGATCCAACAATTTTTGATTCTTAACCTTTTTGCTGTTCATGTTTTTCTCGAAACGTTGCATTTCTGCTTCATCGTTTGCTCTTGTTAATGATGAATAAGCATTTGCCAAGTCTATAACACCGTGTATTGCATCTCCAATATTTCCCCATTTTTCTGCCCAAGATTCTAGCTCCTCAGATGTCATATCAAGGAGAGTCGCTAAGTTTTCGATTAGTTCACCAGTTTGTCCAGAGGATAATCCCAATATCTCGCCTATCCAACCTGTGTCTCCTTCTTTACTATTTCCTTCTTTTATTTTAGTAATTTCCTTGTTCATTTGAGCGAACAATTCCGAGGTGTCGAAACCGAACTCCTCGGCCATTTTAATAAGCTCCTGGTATTTTTTAGCAATGGCATGTATTTCTTTATCCTTGCCCTGAAGGAGCATTTCTTGAATCTTCTGTTCTACCTCGGCACGTTTGGTAAGTTTATCGTCGTTGTGCTTTTTATTGATAGCAGCAATTTCTTGTTCTCGAAGTTCCTCGAGTTCCTTAATAGCTTCCGAATGACCTTTAGCTTCTTCAAAAAGTTTTTTGTATTTATTCTGAACAGCCTGTATTTCTTTTGCCTGATCGGTTAAAGTTTCTAAATGAAGCTGCTCTCGAATTTCTTTAATTTTATTTTGGAGTTTCTTTTCTGCAGCTAGATATTTTTTATGCAGTTTTTCGGCTTCCTTAAATCTTTTATCTTCAGCTTTTGCCAGATTTCTTTCCGCTTCAATTTGAGCTTTCTTCTTATCGATAAGTTCTTGTATTTCCTTATTTGTAAGATTTGTTAGATCTGCTTCAATACCTAAATTTTCGGCCATTAAAACTAGTTGCTTATTTAATAAGTTATAGGCTTGCTCCTCATTTTTTACGGCTGTAGATACTTTTATTGCATTTGCTTCTGCGGTTCGAGCATATCTGTTACCTAACAGTCCTAGTTTTTCCCAAAAGCCTAAGTCTTCATCTGTAAGAATAGTTGACAAATTATTTAAGTCAGTTGCAAATGCAGCTTTAAATCCGGACCATCCTTTACTTAGTTCTGATCCTTCTCCGAACATTTTAAGATACGCTTCGTTTAGTTCAGTTGTAGCAATCAAATTGTTTTGTTGAGCAATAACTAAATCGTCGTTATTGTCGATCATATCTTCGAGTTCGGTATTAACATCTGATAGGGTTGATATGAAAGCCACTCCGGCATCTTCCCCTGCACCTTTAAATATATCTGCTAATGCCATACCAATAGCCTGACTATGTTCGGGAAGCTCAGACATTCTTTTGGATATCATTGCAATCGCATCAGACATTTTCATTTGTCCGGAACTTATTTTTTGCGACATTTCATCACTATCGAAACCTAAAGCCTCGATTGCTTCTTTTGTAGGCTCGGTCATTTCGCGAAGGCTAAGTGTAGCTTCCTTAATGGCATCGATCCCTTTATCTGAAAATATACCTGATTTTGCTTGCTTAGTAATTGTTGAAATAAATTGTTCAGCACTGTAATCGGCTTCTTTAAAGAAACCAGGATATTCCCGAACATTTTCAAGAAACTCACCATTTGCATCTGCACCTGCTTGGAATCCTTTTTCGATCAAATCAAACGATTCCGAAAAGCTAATTCCCATTTGTTTTGACAGATGATCAGTAGCTTCCAATACTTCGTTAAAGTCTTTCTTATAAGTATCGGCAACTGCAATTGCTCGCGATGTTGCATTATTTAGGGCATCACCAGTTAATCCGGAAAGTTTTTTTACTTCTGCTCTTGATTGTTTTAATCCATCAACAAATTCGTACAAGCGTTTTGTTCCTGCCACTAGTGTTCCTAAACTTAGCATGGGCAATAAGGATGTAAGTCCGGTTTTCATTTTTTGCCATGCGCTTTTTACAAAGCCTAACGATTTTCGATGTTCATCGAGAATGGCCTTTGCTTTTTTTACTTCTGCTAACTTTTTATTGTAGGCATCGCTACCAATAGTTAGTTTGGCGAGCTCATTTTTTGCTACTTTATATTCGGCACCAATATGTTTTATATCATTGCGGACTTCTTTTCCATTAATATGTATATTGACGTTTCGGATTTCTTTTTTTGTTGCCATGATTATGCTTTGTAAGTTTTATTAATTCCTTTTACTTCGAATTCGGGTATTGCTTGATCGACTGCTCTATCTGCCCAGTACTCGGCCATAATATCTGCAAGCTTTGGGATCTGCATTTCGAAGACAGAATTAAACCAATCTGCAGGTTGACGAACGAATTTTTTATCGATAAAATAAACTGCATTGTGTCGGGTTATGGCTCGAACTATTCTGCCATCAACTAATAAATATCCTTTACCAACTCCTTTAAAAAGGAATATTCCATGTCTCGGAAATTTCCATATTGCTTGCCAGGCATCGCCATCTGGATTAAAGTTTACATATCCCTTTAAGGAATTTAAAAGTTCACCTTTCCCTTTGCTTGTCATAGTTCCAATTTGCATCTTAAGCAATTGGGTGGTAGCCGATTTCCAAGCTATAATTTTTTGATTGTATGCTGTTGGTTTGTATTCCATTTTTCTGATTTACACCCTTCGACAAGCTCAGGGTGACAAGTTTTTATTTAATTTATAATTCTACATTCGTAATTATTTAAAATGCTTGTTTAACCGATTTAACTTCTACACTTTCTAATGCTTGTATCGAGATCTCTGCAGTAATTTGTTTGGGCAAATATTTAATCGATTCAATCATGACCCACCTTTTTTGTTCGGCAATAGGTACGTTCTGAGGTTTTATTAACTCAAGTAGTTTTAATAAAGAGGCTGTTTGAAAATTAGCTCCACCGTTCAGGTTAAATGTTTCGGTATTCTTTTTAAATTCGAACCACTTTTTATGCAATTTTTCTCCAATACCATTGGCTCCTTTCATGAACAATGAAGTGTCCATTGTGGAGGTTCCTTTCGAATCAATATTGTGTGATGTTGCAAATGGGTATGTTCCATCGTTCTCGTCGAGTTTTTCGAAAGATGATAATCCTTTCCAACGCATTAATTTAAGAATGGGATCTTCGTCGTTTTCCGAATTGAACATTTTTGATTTTCCTTGTTTGGAAACTTCAGGAATGGCAAATAGAAATTGCGATTTGCCTTTCTCTTCTTTATGAACAAACCCTGTCATAAATGCAGGGTGCATTTCCAGTGGTATTTCCTCAAGATCTTCCCCGTTGCCATATGTTGTAAGCTGATCTAAGTCGCTTAGTTTTTTCCATATATTTTGGAAATCGATATAAACCACTTTGTAAATAGCATTGGCAGGATTCATCTTTGCGATATCCGAAATATTTCTCGATGCAGGTAGATTCTTGTATTGATCAAAATTCCCTTTATCGTTATAAATTGAAGTATCGAGAAAGTTGTTGTCTTTGTCCCAGGAGAAATCAATATTTATTGTTTTACTATCGATGCTTTCAAGTGGCTTTTCTTTTTTAAACTTGTCGGTAAAATCAACCGATTGCGTTGTAAAAAGATCTTTAAGCAAAAGGAACTGAGCTTGTGCATTGGTTGGATCGATTATAATTGCCATTTGCCAAAACTTTCGCAGACTGTTTAAAAATTCGTTGATCGAAATTGCAGGGATATGATCCGATAGTGTAATCGATTTAGAATAACGATTCAGGTTTGTTTCGGATAAATTAACCACATTAAGTTCTGCATCTTCAATTGTCCAATCGGAAGCGCAACCACACCAAACATCTTTCCCAATATCTGCGGCAGTAAAGTATACGGTATGTATGTTTTCAATAATTTCGCTGTTTAATGCTTCTTCTTTTGGAATCTCTACATCGTTGGTATATACCATATCGCAGTACTGCCGAACATAAAGATCGGTTAATGGATCCGCCTTGGTCATCCATACTTTTATCTTTATTTGATGCCAACCGGCTTGCTGTACTCTAAATCCGTTCGAAAGTGCATTTGGCGACATTTGTGAACCATGACTTATGCCACCTGCATCGAAACGAATAGCTGTTGGAACATAAGGATCTCGATATCCACCTGTCGATTTTATCCAGTACTCGTCCACATTATCATCTAAGCAAAAAGCATTGAAAAGAAGTAACTGTCGATAATCCGCTTCGGTAAAGAATTCCCCGAAATGGTTTAGTTGCATTTCTGCAAATAGTTTATCCAGGATAAATTGCAAAAAGAATTGCGGAACAAGTGGAAACTTATTAATAATACCATCGGGAGCATCGGCATCTATTTCGGGTATGTCGAGGTAATTCTTTTTAAAAGTATTGTTAACGAAATCAAAGTTATTCATATATCCTAAATAGGCAGGATTTTCGCTGCCGTATAGATCTTCGTTTTTTATTACGGGGAAAGCATAATTTGAGCCTGGGTAAGTAACACTGTTTTTTCCGTTCGCATGATCTATTACATTTTGCGTTGTGGATCCCATTGAGATATCTGCTCCAAGATCAACTTCATTTAAAAGCATTTCTTTGTATGCTTGTAGAGTGTTGGTAGTAAATGCAACTCGAAATTTTTCTTTTGAAGTACTCACAATAAGTTTCCCTGTCATGCTAATACTGCCCAAAAGAATTAATTTAAAATCTAATATTTTTGCTTTTCCGCTTACTGCAGGAATATTGGCATGTCCAAACTCTTTTAAATTTATTGGATGAAAAGGAATATCGAACCAGTAAACCTTATCGCCCTGAATGGTATCTTCTGAGAAAATAGGGGAGTTCCATTCAACTCTGATTTTGGTTTTTGGATCTAAAACCAATTCCACATTATTTGAACTAATTAGTTGTATCATATCTGAAAGGCGTATTGATATTTTAACGAGACGGTTTGCAGATCTTCATTTTGATCGTATGGTGTAATCGATTTGCTTAATATATTGCATGGAATAAGCTCGCTTTTACCAATCTTAAAAAGCTTATCGTTGAGCAGTTCGTCGAGATGTTCGGCTTCCGATTTTGTTAGCGGACCGATGTTTATTTTAAATTCTTTTGTTCGTGATGTTTTGCGTTGTACAAATTGGAAATCGGTTTTATTGTAATTGTACTGCAGAGTTTTTTCGCTTGTTGTAAATGATGTTTTTAACTCGCTTGCTTCTTTTCCTTCTACCTTTAAAGCCTCGAGTACTCCATAGTTATTTCTAAATAAAAACTGGTTAGCCCACCACGGTTTGTTTTGTAGGTAATAAGAGATGCTTTTACCTACTTGAGTATTATCTTCTTTAAACAATCCAATGTCGTATCTGTAGATTGTTTTTTCGGAATTGTAAGTGGCCAAACTAAGTTGTGCATATCCGGAAGGAATAATTAATACATCGTATTGCTCTGCATTTTCGATAGTATTAATTGTTTGTGTTTCGGATGTTTTGTCGGTGTAATGAATAGTGGCACGTAATTCAATGGTATTTGATCCGGCCACATGATTTATCCAAAATAAATATTGCTTCGCACTTGTCCAGGTATTTATCTTATTTCCTGCATTGTTTAAATAATCTAGGGTAATTGGAAGTGTTGCTGCAAAGTTATGTGATGGCCACTCCTGAAATGGTAATTGTCCGGAGAGTATATATTTTGTTTCTGATAGCTTAACTGCTCCGAGATTGGTGCCGTCCCATTCGTAAAACTCAACATAATATTTTTTTAACGAATGCTCATCTTTGGTTATTACCGAGAGGTTAAAAATATCTGTTTTAACATCGTCGAAATACTCCTTAAGTAATTCGCCAAAATAGAAAACTGCAGAGTAGTTGCTGTCGGGGTCGAGATACACATCTGGAATTTGTGTATAGGTTCCTGATCCATATACCTCCTCAATAAAAAGCCGTGCAACTAATTTTATAGGAGATGCACTCCCTGTAATTTTATAAGCAACCGGGTTTAAACAGAAATCAATTGTTGCCGGATTTATATCTATTGTTACAGCCATAGTTCTTAATTAAAGGTTTATAGATCGCTCCATTTCGTTGTGTCGACTTGTTTGTCGAATGCGCTTTGTAGTTCCATAACAATACGAACTCCACATGTTAATTCAATTGGATTTTTGGGTAAGTGCTGTAGCGAAATGCTCGATGCTTTTAAGTCGCGCAATAGTTTTGGTAAAGTGCCGAGCTCCACATCGTACAGTATTCTTTTTATGAATTCTTCGCCCACTTCTTCGGTTTCGGAATAGATCTTATTTATTTCGTCGTGATCGTCGGCCTCGAACTTATCAATTATCATAAGCGATACGGTGCGATTCTTCGATATATTATCGTTGTGCGGACCCGATAAATTAAACTCAGCACGTTCGAGCGAAGCAAGTGGATAAATTGCACTATCGACACCCAAAAGATACTCTTCGATATCGATGCGATAAAAATGCTTTTCGGTGGGAGTATGTTTTAAATAGGTATGCTTTGTTGCAAGCGATTCAAAATACTCTTCCAGTTCTTTATAATTTGTAGCCATAGCACTAAAGTTGAATGTTCAAGTTCAAAGTTATGGCTTGAAAATGGGTAAAAAAGGACAGTACTTCGGCTCCGCTCAGCAACACATAGTGGATTGTTTATTGTTCAATTGTTCATTGATAATTGAATATTTACTACATTTGTAATGGCAACATAATCGTACATACTAAAGAAACACACCCGTTGGGCTAAGGGGTTTAAATCCCCTTACACGTATGTACGATGTTGCCAGGCTCTTCGGGTGCTTCTTTAAAACCAAACACCATGTGCGACGACCACGAAAAGAACATTGAACCACGTATCGAAGATGAAATATTCGACGATCTAAAGAAACTATTCAAAAAACAATACAAACCAACAGACCAAAAAGAAGGTGTAGTTCTATTAACTACTCAGGCTATTACCGATAAGTTTGCAGATATTCTTCCGGGAGTAAACGATTCGCAAATTCTTAAAGCACTTCGTGGATTGGGCTTTAAAGCAACTATGCTTAAAACTAGTACTGGCTTCGATTTGTATTGGATGTTAAAGGAGAAGTGAACAAAGACAAGTATAATATGTTCAACTAAAAAGGGGCTCCTCCAAGCCCCTTAGGTACCTCCATTAAAAGGAGAGGTCTGTTCTAATCGTTACCGTCCACTGGCACCCAAAAGCAAAAACTCTTTGCTTTTTTCGGATATATTCTTCGTCCATCTCTAACAATGTACCGAGGAAATATCAGCTTGTGAAGTACGCCATTAATGAATTTTGTAGAAATCATAAGGCCTCCTTTCTGTTTTACCCGACTTTTTATAGGCGCGGAATTGCCCTTGCTACTCAGTAACAATAAACCCCAACATGGAGGTGCCGGGGTTTTTTTTTAGATTTTTCGCCGTGTTTTGTTCATGATTAATCGGCAAACTCATTAATGATTTTAGAACATATTGTTCTTATGATTTCTACACTACAATGTTAATACATATTTTACACTTTACAAAATAGCGCATAAAACCCACAAGTGACGGGCTTTAACCGACTGCTAAAATTAGCAACGTTCTGTACTTGTGGGTGGGTAAAACAGAAAGAAGTTTATTTTTTCTTCGATTCTTTAATTAGTGTATCGATTCGTTTAAGGAAATTTCGAACGAGCATATTTGCCACTTTGTCGAAATCTTGATCGGTGTTTCCTGCAGCTAAATCCCACATCCATTTTTCCCATTGTGGAACCGGTATTTTTTTCTTTGCTACGGATCCATCTTTCTTAAATGGTTTAGGATCGCTTTTGCGCTGTGGAAATAAAGATTTGAGTGGTTTAATTATATCTCCACGCACAGCACCATAGTTAAATAATATGGCTTGCTTTATTTCCTGTGGTAGATTCTCAAGGAGTTTGGCACGTGGGTTTATTAGATCTTCGTCGAAGTCGATTCGTTTTTTCGAAAATCTAAACCAAGCTTTTCTTTCGCGAAAGATGCTTGCAATAAATTTATCCAGGAGAGCAGGATCCTCATTGTTCAGATATGTAAAATAATAAGTATCGGCAAAAAGGAACTCACCGCTTGTCATATCTCGAAAACCTTCCGATGGACCATAAAGCTTAAGCCGTTTTAACTTAATCTTTTTAACCAGGAACTTATGTGAGATTTGATTATTATAGATCCACTGGCTTAACTCAAGGCGAGATCCTATTTCGTACCAGGGCGCATTTATTCTCCGGAACAATTCAATAAATTCAGCTTGGTTTAATTCATCCCAATGCTCAGCTTTTAGTATGCGGTGTTTGTAGGTAAGTTTGAGCATTAAATAAAGATTAAAGTAAAAAGATAAAAGTTTAAAGTTTCTTGTTTCGAATGTGTTTCTGCCATTCGCGACCACCAAAGAATGCAACGTTTACAGCAATCCATGCACCACTATACATTTGGATAAAAGGTGTCGATAATGAAAAATCGCTTAACAATTCTATAAAACCATAGGTTGAAACAATTAACCAAGACCAAATTAGAATTAATGGGCGCACATTCTTTGAAAGCCAACTATCACTAGTCATATCAGACTTCCATCGTGCGGTCACATTTTCACGTTCGTTAGCCGCATCTTGCCGATCTAGTTTAGCCAATTCAAGAGCGAGCTTCTTTTGATCTTCCTTTATTTCTTTTGATGTGGTAATACCTTCAGCAATATTGCTTATCCAAGCTTGCCCGGTTAAACCTGCAGCTGCTTGTAAAATTGGTTTTCCTACATCGCCAAGGTTGCGAAGTAAATCGCCAACTCTTGTTTTTCCGTGTTCGTCTTTATACTGTCCCATGGTGTTTGGTTTAATGTTTTGTTTTTAGTTTGTCACCCTTCGACACCCTTCGACAAGCTCAGGATGACAAACCGTGTCATGCTGAGCTTGTCGAAGCATGTTTATAATAAATTATTCTTAATAAGCATTTCTTTTATTTGTATAGAAGAATACCTTCTTAATGGATTAGATCCATTTCCAAGTTGAGCGTGTGGAAGATCTTTATACTTAGTCCAGTTTCCACCCCATTCCAAACCTGCCATTGTGCAAGCACGTCCGAATTCGTTCCACCCCTCTGGATAGTCATCATAATTCCACATTGGTTTGCCTCCAATAGTTGGAACAGCATCGAAAGCTAAAGCGTAATTATGAAATGATTCTCCTGGTGCTGCATTGGTTTTCCACCCTGAGTATTTTTGCGGACCAATTTCTTCAATAATATCTGCCAAGAAATTGAACTGATTCGCTCTTAACCATTTAATTTTCTTCTGTACTTTTTCTCCCCTCGGATCTGAGCTTCTAAATAATATTGCTTGTTCGTGCAAATCTCTTAATGTGCAATAAACTAAAATGTCAACTCCATTTTTCTTACACTGATTAACAACAAAATTTGTTTGTATTTGCATGTCCGGATCTAATACTTTTATGTCTCTTGATGCCATAATAATATATTTTAAGGATTAACAATAACTTCTAATCTGCCAATATTTTTTTCAGCTGTATCAAGTCGCTTGCCATGTTCTGTTAATCTACTGTTAATAGTATCGTGACGTTCTTTGCAACCGAGCTGCATTTGTTTAACTCTCTCTTTTGTGGCCGAGTAATCGACACTAAAGCCTTTTAGTGTTGTATCGAAATTATCGAGAGATTTTACAATGCGTTTAAAAAAATATCCTATCAATCCTAATGCCAACAAAAGAACTGTTCCGGATATCGATAAGAGTGTGATGTATACTTGTTCGCTCATAGTGGTGTTATTGGAAATTTATTAATACAATACGAATGGATAAAAATGCAAGGATCTCCACCCAAAATATTTTATTCTTAACTTTTAAAAGGAATAATATTCCGGAAATGCTGAAAAATGCGACTGTTATATACCACATATCGTAGGATATACATATACCAATCTGACTTAAAACAACGCCTACGTAAGCACCAGACATATGAAAGAACCTTAATAGCTTTGATTCTTTAAAAGCTCGGCTAACTCCAACCAAACATATAAGCATCGCTGCAGGTGTAATAAATATATCGGAAGCCAACATGGCTACAGGAAAAGCAAAACCTACACAAAACAGAGTAAATAAGTTTCCAAGATTATCGGCACGAAGCTTGTAATAATTTTCAGAAATACTTCTTTGTACCTTATACCTTCCAATTACAAATGCAATGAAGGATACAAAAACAATATCTGCAGTATAACTAAACACTTGTATCATATACTTCTTTTTTAAGAATTACTTTGCTCATATCAATTTGCCCAGCAATAATTTCGGACCATCGGATATTTTTAAATTTTTTTGTGCCGGTATCGATTCCAAACTCATCTATTTCGATAGCTTCGATATATAAATCCAAATGATCTGAATTTGTACGACGATTAAGTACAGATTTAACACCACTCATATAATTGAATAATTCACGCTCAAATGGTTTGTATCCATTCTCGTGAATCCACAAAGTATCGGTTTCCTTTTCCTTGTAATACTCAATATCGTACTTATCTAATATTGCTTGTGGAATATCAGTTGTATCAATATGAATTTCTATGGCTGATTTTCGACTCATGATTTGTAATAATTTTGATGAAAACTTTGCAGTATAAGATTATCAATACTTCCTTTAAAACCGACATATGTATATAAATAAAGAACGCTATAATGAGTATTCATATTAACCAGTTCTTCGTACTTGCCATTAGTAAATCGAGTCATACCAAAACTATCTGTACTAAAATATGCTCGAAATCCCCCAAATGTCATATTTGATATTTCATAAGATATTTTATAAGTTAATCCTGACTGAAGGAATATGTTTTGTGTTGTTCTTATGAATCCAGTATCTATATTTCCATTGAGTTTTCCGCTAGATATTGACCAGCCAGAAGACATAGTCCAGTTATCAGAATTATCAAACGTTCCATTTAGAACTAAATTTTCAGAATAAAAATCATGTGTTCCAATCCAAGTTTTTATCCTTGATAAATTTTCATTCATTTGCTCAACTGAGTATACAAGTAATTCTTGCATACTTAATATTTCATTACTTGTCTTTGTTGTTGCTTTGGCTTTTAAGAAAAATACATTTTGTAGTGTATTTCCTTGAGCTAGTAAGTTAGCATAATGAAAGTCGGGTAATTTCCAATAACAACGTGTAATTGCTGTAGAATCGTCGTAATAAATATTTACATAAGGAGAATCGTAATATTCTGCTAATCCATAAAGATTACCTACATAACATCCTTTATCGAATCGTAAATCGTTCAATACACCGAAATCAAATATCTGATCTTTACCAACTCCTGATACATACGGAATGTCAACTTCAACACCATAGATGTCTGTTAAGTCGTCGCCTTCGGCAACTTGAATGTACCTGCTTGTTAGGTTTTCCTTTGAGAAAGAACTCCCTTTACTAAACAACCCAACACCCGGTGGTTTTAATTTTCGGTTAAACTGGTTACGCATAATCTATGCTTCTAAAGGGTTTGCAATTACGTCTGTAGGATCTACTGGTGTATCGAAATACTTTTTGCGGATCGCTTTAAAATCACCTGAAGCTTTATCGTTCCAAAGTATGGCCAACTTAAAATATACTTTCCCATCGTCGTTTAATAATTCTTGCACTTCCCAATCGTCGGTGCCATCATTAACTGTTGTGGTGTTAATTCCGCCTGAGGCTTTTCCGTGGTAAAAGATTGCATCTGTAAATTTCATAATATATAGTTTTTACATTCTTATTATCTTCTTGTCTTCATTATCGAAACTTGGGTCGAAGGTTTGATCTTCGTCGCCAATAAACTCTGCATATTCTGGAAGAACTTCTTTGCTCTCGAGTAAATAGCTTTCTAATTGGTCCTGGTATTGATTTGCATTCTCGGTTGCTCCACCAATTAAAGCAAGTGTCTGCTCTGTATTTGGTGTCTCACGTTTAAAATTCTTGTCGGTATTTTCAAAGCTTGCAAAGAACAAACCTTTGTCGGTGAAGTTTGCGCCTAAGTTTTTAATACAACGAACAACCGTTCTGTAAGCCAGTACATTTTGTACATAAGGCAATAGCTTTTTGTATTCGATAAACTCGGCTTCTTCGATATCCTTATCGAGTACCAGGTCTTTTAATTTATCGAAAAGAGCTGTGCCAAGTATCGATTTAATATCAAAGTCTTCAGCTGCTTTTAAATCCGACTGAATATTTAAAAATACTAAGCGGCTTTTCTTAAGTGGCTTATATATTTCTGTGAATTCCTTTGCAGAATTAATAAAATACTTGCGGTTATTTTGGTATGCATCGGAATCTGCCCAGGTGGTAAATTGTGCGAGATTGGCTTCCATATATTCCAGAACATCTTCTAAAGTATTGTATCCTGTATTGGAAAAATAATCGCGAAGCTTTTTCTCCTGGTAATTAAACAGCGATTTATTTTCGTTGTTTTCGACACGGAAAAACCCAGTATCTTTTATCGAAACGCTAAGAATATCGAAGCCTTCATAAAAAGCTAAGTATGTAACGGAGCGTTGAGTCATACTGAGTACTTCGTTTAAGTACTCGTTATCTTGAGTTTCTAATTTATGGTAAGCATTAAGCTCGGTAAGAAACGCTAATCCAAAAACTTCTTTTATATATTTCTTCTCGGCCACTTCAATAAATGGTTCTATCCGTGCAAAGGTTATACTAACCGAAGCAGGCAAGAATTTGCGAATTTCTGTGTTATTAGTTACCAACATTAGCTTAAAGTTTTTTGAGTTCCGGATCCAGTGTCAAGAGTTGTTAATACCAAACTCCTAGATCTAAGAACCAAGTTTTCTTTTTTGAAATTTATTCGCACCATAAGTTCTATTGGATCAATTATTTCTTGTCTGTCCACCCAGGCGAGAGCATTATCAATTAAAAATGCTTCTCGGATATCAGAACCACCACTCGAATTTGAATAAGGCCCCGAAGAAAGAGAAAGCCCTTTTACGGCCGGATTAATATTTAATGATGTAAATATCTCGGCATTACTTGCAGCTGCTTGTGGCAAGTACTGCTCCGTTTTATATTTATCGTCGATTACTTCAATGCCCCACTTCTCTTCGGCTTTACCTTGTTGGTTTAATTCGAAGTGAGTCATAATTGCTTTCTTTGCGTTTTTGGTAGTGGTTAAATTATTCTCGATATCATCAAGATCCTTCGCAATTTTAGATTTGCGAATCTCTAGTTCTTTAGTTGATTTATAGTCTTCGAGTGGGTATTTCTTATCCCAATACGAATAAGGTATTGTAATATGATATTTAATCGACATTTGATTGTCGAACATATACATTAAGTATTCGGCAATTTTAATACTGATATCCAAATGTCCACCTGCACGAGCTGTGTCCCAAGGTGGTAATTGGTAATAAATGTTTCCGGAAGTGTTTAATGAAATAGGATATATAAAACTTTTTAACTGTTGTGCTCTTGCAATAATTTCATCTTCTGATCCTTCGAGATCTAAAACAGATAATGCTTCATAGTCATCCTTACTTGTTACATCGGGCCATTTTCCTGAAACAAGACAATGCTTAATAACTCCTTTTTCTTTCTTTGTAAATCTACAGAAGGGAGAATCGTGGTTTTTTATAACAGAGAAATAAGTACCTTCCTTATTTGAAATAAGCTGCGGAAATGCCATTCCCGATTCCCACAAGTTCTGATATGCTTCGTACTGATATCGACGAATCATTCTCGACGATAAAAATTTATGTATCTTAATATCCAGAATAGGCTTTAACTCTTCTGTGCCATCTTCGTTTATCCCCACAATTTCTGCAGGCATTAATCCATTTCCAATCGATAATCGAACTTTGTAATCAATAGCAGAACGCAAAGCAGGAGATTTTCTTAAATATGTTTGAATTGTTTTGTTTGGATAGTCGTTTGTAGCATCAAACCAAGAAGCAATTTTAAAATTGTCGAGCATTAACTCATCGTCGTTTTCTTCTTTTAAAATTGCAGGTTTTTTAATACTGTCAAATCCTGTAGTTTGAACAACAGCGTTACTACCATATACTGCTAAAGGATAACCGTCTTTACTCCATTCTACATTCATTATGATATAATTACGTTTTTACCATTAAAACTAGTCACACGCCAAATGCTAAAAGGAGTAATATGTCCAGTAGATTTGCCATCTTCATCGATAGGAATACAAGCTCTCATTTCATTATTCTTTAAACTGAATCTACAACCGGCCTTAACAGCTCTTTTGTAAAATCGTGTTTCTCCGTTCTTAGTAATAAATCCAATCGAAAAAGATTGATCGGTGTTACCGAGCTCAATTTTATCCCACTGGTTTAGAACATCGTTTAAAGAGATTGCAGCCATATTTTATTTTTATTCAAATATGGCTTATGAGCAAAGCCAAAAAAAGGACAGCTCACAATTTTGGGGTGTTTCTCAAAATCAAAGAACTAAGGTTTTGATATACAAAAACTAAGGTTTTAAAATCGGTTCTAAAGTCGCAAATATCTAAGGTTCTAGCACGCAAGCCGCCCTATGGCAAATGGCAATTTCCAAAAGGCGAAAAATATAGGTATATGAAAGCCGCTACACATGCAGCTTTCAGGGGGGCATAAAATTAGTGATTAAATACGTGTCTCGATGAACCCACCACCACTCTTGGTTGACTTGTGGTCTACCCATAGCAGCTTATCGGCTGCATCGGTGCTGTGAGTTGCTTCTTCGACGGGGGTTTTACTGTTCTTATGCTCTGAGCTCTTATCCTTCTCGAACTTGCCACTGCGTTCGTACACCTTAGTGTTTTGCATGGCAATTATAAGAAACTTGCAGTTGTTACCATTGAACCGAACGATTGGGAATCGGTCGTTATTCTCTTTAAAGGAGTTGTTCCACAGTAAATACTTTTCGTGATGTGGTGGTTCCTGTGCTTTCTCTTCCTTTAGTATTACGTTCCATCCTTTATCCCTTAGCCTGTTGATTGCTTGCTGATTGTAGGTGTCGGATGAATTAGCTCGTCGGGCATCGCCATACTTATCTTTATAATAGATAACGGTCTTATCGTTGTGATATCGATAATACTTACAGAAGTCGTCCACTACATCGTCGATCATAACACGTCCTTGCTGCTGCTTAGCATAGAACTCTTTTACATAGTTCTTAGTAAGCCTGCGATCAGGATCCACTAAACAATTATCCTGGGCTATGATTAACCAGGAGATGGAAGATCCCCAATCCTGTAACATCTTAAGTGGTTCGTTTGGATCCACATCTTTATCGAACTGGCTATCGGGAGATCCTAACTTCTTAAAATCATAATCAAGGTTATCGATGTGGCTATAGTTGTATGAATCATAATATACGTGCTTATCACCATCTATGGCATAATAGCAGTCTTCTACCTTATCGATGATCATATTCATTATCTCAATAAGGAAGGTAAGTCGGGGAGTGGTGCGATATTGTTCCTTTATGTACGAATATCCCACATTCTCTATATTATCAAATGCATTGGCCAAGGTAAATAACATACCATCTTTTGATACAAATGGTGTCATTCGCCTGCGGATAAGCTGTATCTCGTTCCATTGAGCAGCAAACTCTTTGGGTTTATCTATCTCCAATAAGTCTAATTGCATTTTAACAACCCGGTTCCATAGTTCCTTATAGCGAATACCTGCTTCAATATCGTAATAATCGCCTGCTTCGAGTAACCATTTGCCATCTTTACTATATGGCATCGATGTGGAGTGGTGGGTTCCGTGGTGCCATGGGATCTTACCAAACCTATCCAGGTTACCCCTATTGGTTGCGTGGATCTCTTTATTATATCGATCGATATCGAGCGTTAAAGCTTCATCTGTTAGTTCGAAGTCGGTGTTTAGACCACGACCTGAGCCAACTCGATCCTGACTCGCTAAATGGAAGCCAACAGAGCCGTTTGGATTACCAAAGATCATATAATGCTCATAGGATAGCGGTGCTTCGTAAGGCTCTCTCCATGCCCATGATTTGGGTGATTTTTTGCCAATAAAGAAGTCCTTATTACGAATGTAGCCCATGCGTTCTAAAAAGGAGATCATGGGTGGCAATGTCCTGGTCAAAAGTTGGGTGTATGTTTTACCGGTAATAACAGAGCTTGATCGGGGCATGGACTTGATAATTCGGTCCATTTTCCAACCATGTTTGTTAGATTTACCTGTTCCACGTCCCCAAACATCGACTTCGTGCTTTGGGTTCAACAGAACAGATGTTAACTGTGCCGGATTAAACGTTAGCGTTTTATTTGCCATCTTCGTCTAGTAATTCAATAGCTTCGACTTCTTCGATATCGGTGTATAAAGTATTTATAATGTTCTGCATTTTCTTTTTTGGGATCTTATCAATACCCTTGGCATTTAAATCGATCTGATAATTACTGTTATCCATTTGTAATATCATATAGAAGTTATGTTGCTGCAGATCTTCTTCACGGAATGTTTCCGGATCTTCTCTGTCCAGGGCTTTTAATTTGATGTAATTTGAAATTGCCCTGTTCATATTCTCAAGATCAGGTGGTCGCTGCTTGGCTGCTAACTGAAAGGTTTTAATTGTCCACTCGAGAGCGATAATGCGGTCGGCTTCCTTGCTTGTTTTATTAATATCACCGTAAAGGTCGCGAGCGTTTCGAATATCCCTATATGCTTGTGCTCTGCTAATATTATAGCGACTCATTAATAAAGGAATAGCCTGCTCGTTGCTATGGTAATTAACTAGGAGTGTAAAAGCTGCATCCCAACGCTCAAGAATTTCCTTTTCTTTAAGAGTTAAAGGAACCTTGTCGTTGCCAAACATCATACTGCCTTTGATGCGGTCAAGGGTTGTGCCTTCAGATCGGATCTGAGCTACTATTCGGTCGTCTATTCTAGAAAGTTTGTTTTTCATTTCTCAAAATATGCATCTATTTCGGGTTCGAGAAGCTCTTCTCCGTTTCTGTATACCTTATATTCGAGTTTATTGTCTCGCATGTATTTAACCCATCTGCGGACTGATAAATCACAGTATTTTTCTTCAAGATCTTGAGCAAAACAGTTTCTTTTAGTTATCTCGGAAGCAATTAATGTGGATCCGGATCCCAGGAACAACTCTAGAACAATATTTCCACGATAGGAGCAGTCCAAGATCGCATCGGCAACCATTTCGACTGGCTTTGGCGTTGGATGATCTTCGATCATCTCCTTTTCTTTGTTGCCAAAGGAATTACAGCCTGCATAATCCCATACATTGGTACGATATCGACCTGATCCACCTAGTTTGAAATTGTTTATGTGTTTTTCTTCGCCATTTTTGAATACAAACACGAGCTCGTGTTTAGATCGGTAAAATGAACCCATACCACCATTATCTTTATTCCAAATACAAAGATTCATGTACTTTGTATACATTTCTCTTCCTGCAGATATAACTTCATAAATATGCTTCCAATCCATACATATAAAATGAATGCTCCCGGGAGTGGAAAACAGGATTAGGTTAATAAATACATCTTTTAACCACTGAATAAACTCTTCGGGTGTCATTTCGCCTGCAGCTTCTTTGAAATTCTTGTGCTTTTTGGCACTCGATGTAAGTATATCGTTTACCTTAACATTATAAGGTGGATCGGTAAATACCATGCTTGCTTTTTTACCTTCCATTAATATTGCAACAGCATCGGAATCTTTACTATTGCCGCAATGGATACGGTGTTTTAAATCTTTGTAAACCGAAACCAGTTCGTAAAGATCGCCTTGGACCGTAATTGGATCGAGTGGTGGAGTATCATCGAAAGGGAGCTCTTCTTCCTCCTGGGTTAACATTTCGGCATCGGAACCTGGCAAAGAATCAAGGTCGAGTCCCAAACCGCTTAAATCAATATCTTCGAAAACATCATTAAGGATATCAACGTCCCAAACACCAACCTGAACGTTTGATGTAATATTATATTCCTTAAATTCTTGATCGGTTAATTGACGATTTGGAACTCGGACGTCGATTTCTTCTTGTCCACGACCTAAAAGCTGCAATATTTTACATCTTTGATGACCTGCAATAAGTGTATCGTCTAAATTGATAACCGGTATTTCGACCAGGTTAAACTTTTCGATGGATTTAACTAAAAGCTCTCTTTTTTCGTCGGAGAGCTTTCGTGGATTGTGTTGAAAAGGAAGGAGATCATCAACCTTCCTTTTCTCGTTATGCCAAGTTAAGGGAGTGTTCATTTACTGGGTTTTAGCTTTTCTTCAACTTCCTTAATTTCCTGTTCGATGCCTGCAAGCTTTATTTTGGCAGCTTCGAGTTTTGGACCTGCAGGTAAGGGGTCTTTTTTGGTTTTTTCATTCCCAAATACCTGGTTCCTGCATTTCGAACGTTGCGATTTAAGGTTGTTGTACTTTTTGGTTAGCTCGAGAACAATTTCGGCTTCGGTTTTAGGTTTAGGGTCGGGACCTGTTTCTTCGTCTGTTTTTGGTAGCTCAAGAGTTTCTTCGTATTGCTTAATTTGAGCGTTTAGCTCGTTCTTTTTACCAAGTAAAACATCGATTTGTTCGCTAAGATCCTTTCGGGCCTTATTGTTTTTTTCGTTGTTTTTAGCAGGAACAGCCAATCTATTTTCGGAGAGTGCTTTTATATCCTGCTCGGCATCGACACGCTGATTAATCAGGTCGCGAATTTCTTTTGGTAGATCTTTATAAGGGATTTTACCTTCCCATGCTTTTTCGTAAGCAGGTTTTAAGTCGGTTTGTGGTGCCGTGGTGTTTGGTGGTGGAGTTTTTCCTTTTGTCTCCGTATTTGGTTTTATATTCTGCCCCTTTTTAGGATCCACAGGTTTCTTAGGATCTTTCTTTTTGCCTTGTGGAAGTTTCTTAGGATCTAATGCAATATACTTTTCGGGTAGGTTAGCAATTTTAACTACCAATTTATATGCAAGCTTATCTTTACGCTCCTGATTCATTTTACGACTAAAGTTCTTGAGTACAGTTGCATTATTGCTGTATTTTGCAAACAACTGAATGCCTTCTTCGTATGGTTGACCTGCTCTTAGCCAGTCTAAAATTTCCTTTCTTGCAGCTTTTTGTTCCATGATTATTTAGTTAGATTTTAGTGGAAGTTATTAGAAAAATAAATTAACTATTTCTTCAGATAGTGAATTGATGTACACATTATATTTTTCTTTATAAACAGGCGTAGTATCATCCATATTTCTTAGGTCTTCTGCATCTTCACTTACAGAAGCGTCACCAATGATTTGTTTGATTTGGTTAGAATAGTAACCTTTTGCTCGTTTTTTAGTTATCCATGAGATGGTCATAATCAGTCCAAGGATTCCAATAATCATTGTAGAAAAAAGATCAAAAGAAAACCCTTTTCGTATCCAAATAATAGGAATGAAAATTATTATTAAAAAACTAAATAAACCGAGTAAAAGACTCATCATTTCATCATACCTTTTCTTAAATATTGTTTTCATAGCATTGTTGTTTTTGTTTTCTCAAAGTTTTTAAAATGGCAATTGCCAAAAAAGGACAGCGATCAACATCCTTCGACAGGCTCAGGATGACATTGCTCAGGATGACAAAAAAAAGCATGAACCGGAGTTCATGCTTTTACTATTTTTATCTATTGAATATGTCATGCATCGTATTGATGCGTTACACTTAAAGCCGGCGATATTCCAACCTCCGTATAGTCTTTTTTGTTTGTACCGGTGGCGGTGTTTGGTGTGGTTGCAAGGTCGCTATTTAGCCAAATGCTTTGTGTAAAATAGTTTGTACCATACAATCGCTGTGTTCTCTTATACGAGTAGTCATTTATAGCATAAAGGGCAAGAAAACCATCCATATGGCTGTTATTATCCTTACTAAACTCGGAATAATAAACGCCCTGTAAATTATCGCCCGGGGATATTTCAACCTCCACAACATTTATAGGGTTTGTTACTTCTGTTTGGGGTTCAAAATTAACATCGTCGATGCTTATAAGATCTCCCTGCAGGTTTTCAATCGGTGAATCCTTTAATGCCAACTCAGACTTTCCAAGTGGCACAACCACCAGAACCAATGTTGCAAACATTAAGGATAAAACAAGAATTCTTTTCATTGTAATAGGCTTTTGTTAAACATATATTTCTAATTAAAGTCGAAAATTATTGGTAAATATTAATTTCAAAAAGGACAGCGATCAACATCCTTCGATATCCCGATAACTATCGGGACAGGATGACATTGCTCAAGACAAAAAAAAGCCGCTTTATAAAAGCGGCTTTAATTGAGAATAGCGAATTAAAAATAAGAATTATTGAGATTTAGAACTTTCGTTTTTAGGTTCTATTTTGGTGCTAAAATGCTTCTTGCCTTCTTCCGATAACTCGATATAAGGTAGCTTCTTTTCACAGATCTTTAATAGCAAATTAGGATCTAGGTTTTCATTTCTGAAATCTACTCTACCAAATGGAGCAGGGTACTGAACTTCGCCTGGCTTAATTCCTTTTATATTGAAATATTTTTTCCACATAATTATACAGCCTCAGTTAATGGTATTGTTCCTGTATAAGCCTTTGGTGGACTAGCCAACTCAGAGAAGAAGGTTACAGTTGCACCTTTTGAATCTTCGCCTGATTTACCTGTTGTTCCTGCACCCGATTCAAATTTCGCACTCATTTTTTCGCTACCAACAGTAAGCAATGTGTCGTCTTTATCGTAGCCTAAGAACACTAAATTTGCATTCTTATTTAGATCCAACCATGCTAATGCTTTGGCATCCATACCTGGTCTAAAAAACTCTATTGAGTGTTTGAAAGATTTTCCATCGATAGGACCAATAGCATCAAACTTAACTTCACCTGTTCCGTGAGTACAATATCCTTTAAAGAATCGTTTACCGGTTTTCATAACGAAATCGCCCGTGTAATTCATTAATTCTTCGGGAGTTGTTGCGGTTACTTTTGGAGTATATGTAGGCCAAGTCTCAATGTCTTCTGCAATTGCAAAATAGAAGGTTTGGGTCATTCCACCAGTATTATCTTTTGCAGATTCATGTTCGATATCAAACATATCCATGCATTGAATTAAACCGAAGCCTGCCATGAATCTTTCGATCATAAGACCGAAAATCATCCACATGCTTATAAATTGTATTTTAAAGAAGTTTTTCATACAGCTTTATTTAGTTTATTGAAATACCCCCATCCCGAGCGATCGGGATAGGGAATGTATGTTAATATTTATACAAGAAGAGCTTCAGGAACAAATGCCCAAACAAGTTCAGGAATAATGAATCCAGTTCCACGATAGAAATCTGTAAGGACATTCACTTGACGCTTGTCCTTCTGAATATCAAAACGACCTTCGTTTATTCCATTCTTAGTTGTAGAGAGTACATTCCATTTTGGAGTTGCCCACATAATGTCTTCACCTGACATAGAAGCAAGTCCCTTAACTTTTTGCGGTGTAAAATCAATGCTTTCGTCAATCTGATCCGCACCAGGTATTTGGTAGAAACCTTCAGAACGCTTATCTCTGAAGTAAGCTTTTCTCCAACCTTTTGACATGCATACATCCATTGGAACATCCTGATAATCTTCACCAATTGCATCAACAAACTCTTCTACTTTATCGAAAATTGTTCCAGTTGTTAATGCTGTTAAAGAAACTTTGTTGATTGAACCATCCTTAATGCCATCAATTAATTGCTTACGGATACCAAGCATGGTTTCACCTGCATTGTTTGCAGTTCCTTCTGTTGGAGCAACAGGCACACCTTTAAATAATTCTTTTCGCTCAAGGTTATCTTGAATTTTAGGAATAATAAATTCCTGTAGAATATACTTTGTTAAAGGGAATTTTAAAGGATCAATTTCTTTTTCACGTAAGAAATCCAACCATGTACCTGCGATAGCATATGGCTCCAATGAATAATCTATTTTGAAATGTTGCAATTCAATTTTACGTGGCTTGAACGTAGTTGTACCTTTTGGGGTCCAACCAGGTTGATAGGTTTGTAAAATATCAGAGATTTCGGCTGCAGTTAATTCTAAAACAGTATTTTCGGTTGACCTGCGGGTCATTACCTGTTCTGTTTCAATCTTTTGAAAAAACTTTTTGAAGATGTCTTTACGGTTTTGACCGCTATTCTTATAGTAACTTCCAAATTCCGTTACAATATCATCAACATTAATTCCTAGTGACATAATATTTTTTTTTAATTATTATTTAATTGATTGTTTGCCCACTGATTATGAGAAAGCTTGGCTATTTGCTTTTGCTCTTCTGTTTCATCATCTGCACCAGAGTCACCACCATTATTTGCAGATGCAGCAGAAGATCCTGCTTTTTGTGCAAGTTTGGTTTCTAAGGCAGCTTTTTCAGTAGTAAGGGTTGCAACCTTACCCTGTTCTGTAGTAAGAGAGTTTTCGGCTGTTTCACGAGCTGTCGTTTCAGTAGCAAGGTCGGTTGTCAGACTCGCATTTGAGTCATGCAACGCCTTAATGGCGTCGAGAACAGCTTGTTCGGCTGCTTTCTCGTCCAAGTTCAAAGCGAGTGCGATTTTTTTCATGTCGTAATTTGATTTATCGGTTGTGTTTATATTTAATACTGATTTAAAATAATCAATCACCTTGTTTGATGTTTTCTCTGCTACATCATCCAATGTTTTCGTTTCGAATGTGTTGTTTTGGTAGAAATTAAACAGATCGTTTGTGGCCATATTGGCAACATTCTCAGGAACCTTACCTTCTTTCTCTGTGATTTTATCTACAAGCTTATCCTTAAGGCAATCTTCTGCAGTTAACCAATGATCTTTATAATCAAACCATTTGTTTTTTACTTCTTCTTTGGTTAATCCAGTTCGGTCGATAACTGCAGGCATTAAAGCTTCTGCAATTTTATCTAATACATTTGCAGAATCTCTCATATCCTGAGCATTTCCACATGAGCAGCTTAACGGAGAATGCAACATCATCATTCCGTTTTTAGCAATTTCAATTTCATCACTAGCAAGAGCAATAATTGAAGCCATGCTTGCCGCTAATCCATCAATAAAGGTTTTGGTTTTTGCTTTAGATTGGAAGATTACATTAAAAATTGCATTACCGTCGAACACATATCCGCCTGGAGAGTTAATTCGAATGTGAATGTTTTTGTAATTATCTTCAAGTTTTTTGAATTCTGAAACAAAATTCTGTGCAGTAATATCTTCCTTGTTAAGAAACCATGCGTTCCAATCGGAGTTGATTGGTTTGTATATAAGAATTTCGGCAGTGTCGCTGTCTTGCGCTGCATTTATTACATAAAAGGGCTTTTGCATCGTTTGCTTTTTTGATTATAATCTATCTGCAAACAATATTATAAGCTGAAGAAAGGGTAAAAAAGGACAGCACTTCGACACCCTTCGACAGGCTCAGGATGACATTGCTCAAGACAAAAATGTACAAATAATAATTAAACTATTTACTCATAAGTAATGGTGTATCCGTATGTTGCTTCGAGTGTGGTAATTGCTGCGAGGCCACTCGCCGATGGTGCTGCACTGCCTAATGTAACCACCGATTTTGACGTGTACGTTTCATCGGCTCGAGCATATGTTTGCCACGATGTTAAGAAAGTGGTATAAATGGAATCGATATCGGATTGCGAGAGTCCAAGGTTGTTTGCACTTAATGCCAGGAGCTTTTTAAATTCGGTGAAATCAGAATTAAATGTAAGATTTGAGTTATCGCGAATGCTTAATAGTTTAAGATTATCGAAAAATGCACTCATATTAATCGTGGATAAATTGCAAGATTGAAGTATAACCGATTCAAGTATATTGATAACTGGAAATACAATATTATTTAAATTGATATTATTGGCTAGGTTAAGCATTGTTAACTGACCGCAATTTGATAAATCGATAGATGTAATATTATTTAACTGTACATAAAGCACCTCGAGAGCTGTAAATTTATCGAGGTTGCCCAATATATTTATACTTTGTGTGTTTGCTTCGAACCATTGTATATGCTCTGCTCCATACATACAATAAATATTGCCGGTTGCCGGAATGGTAATGTAAACATCTTTATTGGGTAGGGCAGGCAACTCGTGTCCGAGGAGTGTTTCTTGTACAGTATCGCCTGCATCGTTTGTAAAAACCACAACCTCGTCGATGGTACCACGAATTCGGAATGTAACTGTTTCTTTGGTGCTCGATATATAGAAATTGCCGCTTGTAGATGGATCGTATTCCTCTATTTTATCTAAAGATTCGAACGATGCAATTGAAATAGTACTGTTGGATTGAAATTTTATTTTACGTCCGTTGGCTTGATCCATTGATTTTCCGGTGGAGTACTTGTCTGTAAAATGAAGTGGCATTTCGGGTGTGCCCAGTACCCATAATTTATTATTGCGATCGTGTAATATAATAATATAGGTATCGGCATCCATTTCGGAGAATTGAAATACCTGGTCGGGATTGTTACCAGATAAATATAGCTCCACACTATTTTCGAGATAGGCAATTTTCTGAACCCGTGCTTTTGAATCGCTGCCGGCACTATTTTGTGTGAACGGAATTTGGGTGTAATCGGATCCTGTATTTAAGGTAATACTTTGCAGTTCGCCATTGATGATATCTCCAATGGATTTTATTTCGGATGTTTTAATAAAATACAGATTGTACAACCCGGCGAATAATTCTTGTATTTGGTTTAATGATTTCATGTTGTTTGTTTTTATGTTCACCCTTCGACAGGCTCAGGATGACAAACCCTGTAATGCTGAGTTTATCGAAGTATGACTAAATATCAATTTTCAATAATTAAATCGTAGCAAAGTTTAGCAGCATAAACCTGATCTCCGTTTTGATTAATTATATTTAATGTGTTTTGCAAACCTGTTCCTATCGATGTTCCTGTTCCACCTACAACAGGTCTATCGATATAAACACTCCAAACAGAACTTTCAAGATCAGAAGGAGCAGCCTCGTAATATGTCGTTCCATCGACAAAAAATATTAAACCACCTGCAGGTCCAATATCTCGTAGTTGATATGTTCCCTGATCTGCAGTAAATGATCTGCAAGCTCTAACTCGATATTCGTTTGATTTTAGTTCGTTTTGGTGAGAACTATTAAAGAAAATAATTGACTTTGAAGTTATAGAGTCATTTTCAGATGAACTCCAATAATAATCTGAAGAAAAACCTCCTATAGGACTGTAGTTTTGCAAATATTGATCGCTTCCACTGTGTAAATTAGTCCACATATAGTTCAATTCAAGATCTGATGGCAAAAACCAATCATCAAAAACGACAGGAATAATTTTCAGTATCACTCCGGTAGATGATAAGATTCGGGTTTTACTATTGCCATAAAATTTTATATTGAGTCCTTGCAGATCTTGCCCCGATTTACCTGTATTTAAATCGTATTCGAAATTTAAAGGATTGTCGATAGTGCCTACAATCATATAATTATCGTTGTAATCGGCATAGGCAATTAAGAAGCGTTGCAGCTTCATTTCTTCGAATTGTTGAATTACGTCTTGCGAGTATCCAGGATAAAATGCCTGCAGTGAATTTTCGAAACGGATTCCTTTTTTATCTTCTTTCTTATTTTCGATAAATCCTTTGGTGTTGAATACTCCATATATATCGAACCACTCTGCATTACTAGTTAAGGTAATACTTTGCAATTCGCCTAGAATAACATCACCCATTGCTGCAACATTGTCGACGGGAATGAACCAAAATTTATGAATTCCGGCAAGTGTATCTTGTGGTTTTGGGAATGATTTCATAGGTTAATTTGTATGTGGGACAGTTGCTCCAAGATATGGGACACTTGTTCCAAATGTTTTTTCGAAATTTTCTAAGATTGCTTTGTGTCTCTGTAAATCTTTTTTTATTGAGTCGGTTGGAAAATCGTCTTCGGAAAATCCAAAGAACTCCTGAAAGTCTTTTATGGCATCGACCCATGTTTGCCCGAATGAGTTTGCCTGAAATATTAATAAGCGTGCCTGTGTTTTGATGTTGTCTTCGAGAAAGGCGTTAAACTCTTTAATCGATGTGGGTGTTAAATCGAAACCAAAGCGGTTTGATGTATCTTCATCAATAAGGATTCTTACTTCTTCGTAGTAGATTCGTTTGCCAAAATCTTTAAGATTGATTCTTTTATTGTATCGGCAGATTTTACGCTGCAGAAGCATTTTAAAATAATTGAAATAATGCCGGTTCTTTCTCAGATCGACAGGATTGCCATATTGATTTATTAAACTGCGCTTAACATACGGCTTACATGGTAATATAAGTTCGTGCATACTGGTGGTGTTTGGTTTGTTTTCACTTCGATAAACTCAGGATGACAATTTATGTGGTGTCATGCTGAGCCTGTCGAAGTATGGTAGTACAATAATAGTAAATTGCTGTGTTTTAAACAAGTACTGTAAGTGGGAAGTAATTAGGATTTATTAACATGATATACTACGAACTAATCGTGTAATTCCGGATAATTTCTTTTGAACATTTGAGCAATTCCTTCAAGAAGATGAGAATCTTTCCGATATTCCCATTTGTTAAGTAATAGATATGCACTTTGCTCACCAAAGGTGTAGTGTTCATAAACATCTTCGGAAAAGTATGTACTCATCAATGCCTGATAAACTCGAAATCTTTTTGTATTACTTTTAGATTCTTCAAAATCTTTTTTCTCCGTATGAGCCCCTATAAAACCGAATGAAAGTTTTTCATTTTCGTACGCAATCTGTAGCATAATATTAATACAGGTTTTTATAACAGTTCGGGCTTCATATAATCCAGTTAAAATATTATACTTCTTTTCGGATAGTCGATGTGTTTTTAAATGATATTTAACAACCGCAACGTTATGGCGATAATATTCAACATGAACTAAATATGTTTGCTTGGATTTTGGAGACCTAAATCTAAATATTGATTTTTTTATTAGGTCTTGTTGATTTGTGACTTCTTGATTGTGGACATTCTGAAAAGGATAACCATAATAATCGTCAGATAAAAAATATGACGAATTAGAGAATGTAGTCATAACAAGGTATTCTGCTGTCCATTAAATCTAAAGATGTTCGTTTAACAAATTTAACACTTAAATCGGAATTTGCAGCATTTACCTTAAAATCGCTTGTTTTTTTTACGACTTTTTTTGCTATTTTTTTTATTGGTTTGCCCATTTTCTATTATTAATAGTAGTAATGTTTACGCTAATTTATAAAAAAAGTTATTAAGATTCCTAATAATTAGTACAATAATAATATCTTTTTGTTTAAACAATAACGATTAAAGAACAAAACATTTTTATTAATTATTGGGCAAATGTATCAAAATTATTACAAATTGTAGTAAAATGAATATTAATTTGATCTAAATATCATGAATTTTTCATAATTACTTCTCCTTTATAATTTTTATTCCTGCATCTTGAATGCATCCTTCAACGTGGTGTTTCCAGTGTGATGCTTTGCAAGTATCTGTACATTTTGGGCAGCGATCAACAGTATATGGTGATACACATATTCCCATTGCAATCTTTTCATCGTCTGATAATTCTTTGTTTTTACACATTCGTTTAGTTTTTAAAGATTTCTATAAATAAATTTTTCAAGTAGTTCAAGTTCTTGTCGATATTTAGCATCGGTATCTTTTAAATTATTAACTGTTTTTATAGAGTGTAGAACAGTAGCATGATCTTTTTCTCCTATTACCAGACCTATTGTTGCTAAACTGTCTTTTGTTAATAATTTAGCAAAGTAGTGGGCTTGTTGGCGAGGTTTAACAATTTCCCTTTTTCTATTTTTGTAGCCAATTAAAAAAGATCTAATTCCGTGAAATTCCGCAACAAGAAGTTTAATATGATTAGTTGTAATTGTACTATCAAGTTTCTTTTTACTCGCTGTGATTGCTAATCCCGGTATTATGTAAGCCGAGAATTTTGGTTTTGTTATTGTTTCCATATCTCTTTTTCTCAATTTTTAAAAACTTTTTCCGAAAGTAACCTACTACTTACTACAGGCTTGTAAGTTTCTGTTATGTTGTTTATTAAGTATAAAACACACCTGCAACATTTTATTTGTAGTAAGTTGTAGTAAGTTATGTAGTAGGTTCGCAAGAGGGTTACTTACTACGCTTTTTGCACTGATTTTCAGATTTTTGCGGAGTGTAGTAAGTGTAGTATGTTGTTTTTTAAGTTGTTCGCTCATGCTTTGTATTTATTTATTATAACTAATTGATAATTAATATTATAAAATATATATAAACATTATAATTTTTTCACGTGATAAACTTTTTTCGGTTGGCCACTGATTCGTTTCGAAACTTTTTCAAAATGCAAAGCGGTTAATGCGTAGCCGATTGATTCCGGCGAGATTCTATTTGTAAAGTCCCCCCTTACACGGTTACTACTAATAAGATCCTGAGCAATTTCTTTCGGCTGTTTCCAAGCATATTCTTTACCATCCATCGGGCGTTCGTAATATAATTTTATGAGTTTCATTGCCGGTGTTTCAATAATAAACCGGGAGTTGTACTCTCTTAATTCTTCGAAATCGGTTAAATTAAATTCATAATCGAACCCTTTTTTCTTATCTGCAGAAAACGAATTAAACAAGGTTGCTGCTTCGGCCCATACCTGATCGGGATCTACTTTTTTAGAATATTCCTGGTTAATACTTTCGATTTCGACAGTTCCGAATCGTCGGTATCCCATATCGGGAGTTAAGAAACCACCCATCTCTGCATTTTTATTCGAAGTAAAAGCTGCAGATCCTATACGTTTTCTTTTTACTGGGAATGGATCGTTGCGTTCTTTTATTAATAAATCGGGCGACGATAACAGGTTCTTAAATGGTTCTGGATTTCGTTTATCAATACCACATAGTTCGTCGAAATTTATCAGAAAATTTTTAACAAATGCCTCGGTAAGATTCAGTTTTTGTTCCTTTTTATCGGTAACTGTAATGTAATAATCACGTAAGGGTTGACTTAAAAATTCGAAAAAGAAACTTTTACCAATCCCCTCGGACGTATGCACCAATCCAAAAAGGACTTCGTTTTTATAGGCACCAAATGAGCATGCAACCACAGCAACCAACCATTTTTTAAAAAGCTTATTAAATCTGCTCTGATAATATCCTTTCTTTTTATCGCCAAACTCGCGAGCTTTTAAATGATTGCATAATATATCGATATGCGATACACCATCGTATTTAAGCGAGTTAAAATAATCTTCGATCGGATTGTACATTTTGGTGTAATGTGGCGATTTAAGAATTTTTCGTAAAATTGTATCGGAATGATTTACACCCATTGAATATAAGTGCAGGCTTACTTCATCGACAGTAATTACACCGTCTTTATAATTGTTGTTTTTTGATGTGATAATACTTTTCGATTTATCAAAAATATTCATCTTAATATCGAACTCGTAATTAATAGCATCGGTAATATTTTTAATCCGATCGAGACTCATTATTTTATTATCGTCGGGAGTTATATCGGATAATCTTCGGGCGGTTGTAGCGGTTTCTTGGCTCATTTTCTGCGTGTTTTTCCTTTAAATTCGATTTCATTAAACATGGCTGTCATTCGGTTGGTTGTTACTCTTCCGTAAATTGGTTCGAAGGATTCGATCGGACGTTGTGCTGTAGCGTGTGTCCAGGATCCTTCGTGTTCTCGTAAATGAATAATGTTTGGAATGGGCTTTGTTTTATTTCCAAAATCATTAATTTCTTTTCTTTCTCGCCCTATATCATCAAAATAGATGGTTCTTTTACGGAAGTAAACCAGGGTTTTTTCGAGTATTATTTCGTGTAGCATTTTGCATTCTACTAATTGAAATACTTTATGATTGAAATCATTAAATAACTCTTGCATTATTCTGAGCATGGTTGTTTTTCCTGTTCCATACTCTTCGCTCCAAAACCATAATCCTTTATGTAAATCGCCCGAAAATTTAGCGTTTCCGGTAGCATAGTAATACAAGTCGGTAATTATATCCTTATTGTAAATATCGATGCTAAAATCATCGTTTTTGCCCTTCTCTCTAATTATGCGTTCACCTTTTAATTGAATCAGGCGTTTAAAATTTTCGGGGGTCTCTTTTATAAACAAACGTTTATGATAGATATTTTTCTTTAACGATCCGATCTTCTGCGATTCGTTTTTGGCAATTATATCTCCAATGCTAGTTGTTTTCGAGATCCGGGTCGAATTTTCCATCTTTTGGTGGTTTTTGGTTATTAACTGAGTTTCGGTTTACCTTAAAAAATTTGGGGTAATTGTTTGCCGATGCATAATTAAGCATGTAAATGGCTTCGTCTTTATTCCGATCGGACATGTCGAGTAATAATTGCAATGCTTTTGCCTCCATACGAGTTAGCATGGTTACTCCTTTTTGCTCGGCTAAATACTCTTTCCAATCTTGCCAGGCGGCTAAGAAATCTTTGTGATTAAACTCATCGGGTATTTGTATAATGATAGGCTTTGCAGGGTTAAATTCATTTTCGAATTTATTTACATTGCCCTGAATCACTTTCCATTTCTTGCGTAATTTCTTAATCTCGGTATATAATGCCGGCGATTGCGGAACCATCGGAAAAAACTCTTTCATAATGGTTGCAAAATCATCGAGATTAACAAATAATTCGTCCCAGGTGTTTTTCATAGTGGTGTTTGGTGTTAATTAATCGTTGACTGCACTGAATAGTTCTTTTGGGTCAGTTCAGTAAAATATTTTTTAAATAGATCAGGTATTCCGCTTTCAAAATCATTGTAAGGAACTTCAATAAGCCTTTTTCTTGATTGAATTTTGTATTTCTTTTTGATTCTATGATGTAGATAATATCTGTGTTGAGCTTCCTTTTTTGATTCACATGATTTATTCTTTTTCACATGCTTAATCTTCTTTTTAGTCGAGATTGTTTCTATATCTTTTGGATTAAATAAAAGTTGTGTCATAATAAAAATCTGTATTAATATTTCGATTATCTATACAATTGTTTAGAAATACTGGATATTATTCGCTCTTTTTAGGGATCTCGTAAGTTTTATTTGCTTTCTCAATTTTAATGAGAGATTGGTCGAGCTCGGCATCCTGATCGCGAAGTGTTCCGGCAATTGCTTTTATATCATCTTCACCCATTTTTTCTTTTATCGAATTTGGGATTGCCTTCAGAAATTCAACTTGAGTTTTTCCTGTGTCGATTACAGTGTCTAATAGATTTCTAATTTCACGTGCTGTTTGCACATCAATAGTCTTTTCTTTTAATTGCTTAATTGCGTCCATTGCTTCGTTACGAACATCAACCATTGTTATTCCTGAATTACTCATTTTCTATAATTTTATTGATTTGACGTTGAAGAGCTCCTTTTATCTGAATTAAGTTTTGTAGATCTTTAGGATAGTTATGTAATGTATTTCTCTGCATTAATTCAGCATCACTAATAAGCTCAAGATTTTTGATTTCACAATTAGCCTGGTTACCATCTTTAAACACAACATTGTATCCTTTAGGGATAGGTTCGTTTACTTTTTCCCAAAGAAAGCGGTGTAGTTCTTTCCAATTACCAAGCGATAATCGAATATAAAAATATGGAGAGCCTGTATTAAAGTGGCGAATAGATATTTCACCATCTTGTTTGGTATTATGTGGCAAATGCCCCTTTTTAAACATTGTGGGTTTACACTTCTTATAAAGCTCAGGACTCATTTTTTTGCCTTTATTGGCAGAGATATGTCCTTTTTTGAATCTGAATTCTTTTCCAATAGTAGATCCTTTTATAAACATTCCGGATTCCGGACTAGCTAAGAACTCTTCCGATTTAGTTAAACCTAAACTATAAGCTTTATTGTAAACAGAAGAAATAGGACGGTTAAATTTTTTAGCGATTATATCCGATCTGATATCTGAATAATGATCTTTTAGATATTGAATTTCCTTTTCCGTAAAAGGATTTCGATTAAAAAACTCCGGATCTTTTTTTAATCTTAATGATTTGGCTTTAGAATTAATTGCTTTGTGGGATCTCCCAAAAATTTTCATTAATTCTTTAGGTCCGGTAATCGGATATAACTTCTTAAGCTGTTCAATGTCATTTTCTGACCAAAGTCCTTTCATAATTAATGCCCTTTTTCGATTTCGGTTAAATTCTCTTTCAAATTCTCGATATCGGCATCGATTACTTCGGTAGCCTTGTGCTTATTGAGTGCTAATCGTAGAGCAGTTTCCATGCATATTCGTGCATCGTTTTTCTCTTCGGGTTTAGGCAAAAGAACATACAGCTTGCCTTTGTAGTTAAACATGATATCGATACTTTCAATCTCGTTTAAGTTTATAGGGCTGCATGCTTTGTCGGCCTTCGACGGGCTCAGGATGACATCCGCATGACAAGTAGATTTTACCTTAATATGTGGCGATTTACTTGCTTCTGTTTTGCTCCAAGTCTTTTTCTGTTCGCTTACTTTGTCACCCTGAGCTTGTCGAAGGGCGACATCCTTCTTAACTCGTGCATTTTTTGCACTTGTTGCTTTTTTCTTGGTGTTGGTGGTGTTTGGCATTTTTTTAGATTTTAGTATTGAGTATTTAGTATCAAGATTTAAGATTGGTCCAGGGAACAATTGTTCCGCAAAAGATTTTGTAATCGCCCGGTTCTGCATTTACGATTAATCCGTTTGAATAAGTGTGTGTTTCGGACTCAGTAAGTTTTTCAAATCCTTTGAACTCACACAGAAACGCAGGACGTTTGTGTCCGTATCCATATCTAAACTCGATATAATCGTACTCTCGTTTGGATCCATCTTTATTGTAAAGTCTGGACTCGATCCACGCACCAGGCTTTCGAAACTCATCGGTTTTTTCGCCTGTTTCCATCACCTGATATGGTGGATAATTGAGAGGGAGTTTTAGGATTCTAAGCATGATTATAGATTAAAGTTTCGGGTTAAAGGTTTAAAGTTGTGGGAATTGATGATACTCTTCTCCATCGAGTAGGTGACCAGAATATTTTTTACCAACTTTTAGCATGGCTTCTTTCTTATCATTCCATGCATGCATTGCTTTTATTCTGAATTTTGGATGTTCGATTGCCATTATTGCCGGTTCCAAATCATCGCCTGGCATCCACTCGCCCCATTGTTTAAAGAAGAAAGGAACGTTTGCAGTTTTGCACTGGTCACGTAAAGATCGCACCCAATTGGGATGCATTGGTCGTGCTTTGTGACCTGATTCGCCACCGCAGATTACCCACGATAAACAGTTTTTTAAACCACCTGCATGACATTTTAAGGTATGTTCTAAGGATTTGTTAAGATCAACTGCAGAAAGCATTGGTTCAATCGAAACAAATTTTACAGCTGCAGGGATCTCATTTAAAATAGGAATCCTTTTATCGGCTTGTTCCTGGTTCTCTGCAGTAACTCCTAGCCAAATGTTTTTAAATGGCCATTCTTTTTCGGCTCGATTGTTAACATAACAAGCAATTACATCAGGACATTCACTTTGTTTGTCAACTACTCCCATTTCGTAAATGGCATCTTCCCAACATGCAATCAAAGTTTCTTTGCCTTGTGAAAAGTATTCGTGCATTCGGTTTGCCCTTTTTGTAAGTATTTGGAAGGTGTGTTTTGGGCTTATGGCAATTATCGCCATTACTTTATCTATTTCTTTAAAAGGAGTTGATTCGTGAAACAAATCGCCCATACTGATTACAAAAACCATACGAGGTTTTTTCCATGATAAAGGTTTGTACAAACCTTCTTCATTTAAATGGGTTTGACCATTCCATTTTGGAAGATATTTAAACTTTTCGGGATCATCTTCTTTATTATTGTCTAAAACAAAAGCGTAATAATCAGTGTGTGGCATATGCACTAATCTTAGTGCCATTTTTTCGGCATAACAATTTTGGCATCCGGGCGAGAGTTTTGAACAACCCACTATTGGATTCCATGTTTCGTTGGTCCATTCTATTTTACTCATAATAATTAATTTAAAGGCTCAAGTTCAAAGTTTGGATGCAGTTCTCGTGAGATTGCTGCATTAATTTCTTCGTTAATTAATTCGATTTCGGCTTCCATACTAGAAAGTTCTTTTTCTAGTCGGCGTTGTTTTCTTATTGTTCGGGGCTTTGAATGAAGCTCCTTTTGTTCGAGAGTTTTCAGGCAGTATATACTTAGGTGTTGCTTTTTGAAATCTCTCAGTTCCGTAATGCTCAAATCTGATGGTATCATTGGTTAAGTCGTTTTTGTAAGATTGTGCTGCAGCTTCGAGTGCAAGCTCCCCGGCATTTTCTGCTATATGCAATCCTTTTTGTACTCCACAACGGTAAATAAATGCTGTGTACATTAGGATTATTATTAGGATTAGTGCGATTTGATTTTTAGAAATCGATTTCGATTCAATAATTTGCAAGTATTCGCAAAGGAAATGACCGCTAAAGCCTTTTAGAAACACAACTTCGTGTTTGCTTTTACTCATAAAAGAATCGGTTCTACATGTCCAAACCTGTCCGTTATAATGGTCGGCTTCGCCACATGTGTGCATAACTACTTTATCGCCTTTTTTTAGATTTTTCATGGTTGTGGTGTTTGGTAATTAGTTAAAAAGTTTATTTTGATATATCTAAAATTGGTAGTGCTTCAAAATCATCGCATTCACTTTCAATTTCATCTTTATCGGCTTCAATAGATATTTTTACTAATGCCATTCTTCCGCTTCTAAGTTTTACTTTTCCGGCATTTACTCCACTTCCACTAAATCCTGTAAAGGATAGTTTTCCTGTGGTTGGCTCAATAGTTTCAATTGCCTTGTCAAAAGCCATTTTTAATAACTTTTCTGTTTTCATTTTCAATAATTGCTCAGGATCAATATCATTTACAATAAGCATTTTGTTGGTATCCTTAATAATCATTCGAAGGGTATTTCGATCGATGTCGGAAGCTTCACCGGCATTTTTAAACTTGTGGTAAAATTTATCGATTGAATTGAGGGATCCTTCCAGGTAATCGACTAGTTTATTTTTTCCTTTGTTCCCTGCTTCTGACTGCGAATTTTCACAAACAAGCATCCATTCTTTGCAGGTTTCTAATAATTGTGGAATATCACAATTCATTATTCCGGTAGTAACTGTTTCTGTGTTCATGGTGTTTGGGTTTAAAAAGTTATATGATTTGTTAATCCAAAAATGGCAATTTCGGTCCTATGATTAATATTTAGTTTTCGTCGGATATTTTGCTCGTGAGTTCGAGCCGTATGAAGGGTAATGGTTAAGTGATCGGCAGTTTCTTGGTCGGTCTTTCCCGAAGCAATACATTTTATGATATCAACTTCTCGAAGCGATAATCCGTTGCTTACAATACAATCGGGTCGACAAACGCACAATTCAGCTTTGCATTTACCTCGCATACCACAATTCCAATATTCTTTTTGTGGATCTCCCTTTGCATGATAATCGGGTTTGTTATCGAAACCTCCGTAATTGCATAGTACGAATTGCTTTACTTCTTCTTCGTAGCTTTTACAATTGAAGTGATCTTTCAACATTTCTCCACACTCAGGGTTTAGTTTTTTTGCTTTATCGAGTAAGTTCGAAAAATAACCTTGTATAATTTTAGGTAAATCACAAAAGAGTTTAGTTTGACCCTGAAAGGTTCCTTTTAAGTCGCCTGCATGTGAAAATATCTCAGCATTCTGATCGGTTAAACCCGATGGTGCATTTGCATCCTGAAGTCCACCAGTGGATCCAGTATTATTTTTGTGGTGTTTGGTGTTTGGTGCCATAATTTAAATTTTGTGGTGTATGCTGTCCGCATTATTACGGACAGCAATAAACGTGGTGTTTGGTGTGGGTGGTGTTAGTTAAATAAGTTTAATTGATTATCGACCATTTCGCGATCAATTTGTTTCAATTTTTTACCGTGCAATAAAGCTTTTCCTTCAAGTTCACACAGTCGTTTGAAATCTTCATTATCTGATTTTAGTTTTTTCCGAAGGGTGTCGGCTTCGCGTTCGGCCCATGTTTTTTCTGTAAGCTCATTCGTTCGTTTTGTAACAGCTCCCTGGAAGTAATCGAAAAGCACATCATAACATTTTAATTTGTATTGTTGCAACGCATCTGAGCTACTGTTTATGCTGAATAGCCATCCATAAACATACTTTTCGGGGAGAGCAACCATGTTTCTGACCCTATTATCGGCACCAACCATTGTCTGTTTAGACAACAGTTGACTAAGTGTTTTATCATTCACTAAATTTTTATATTGACGATGATACTGAATTTCTAAAGCATCGCAAATTGGTTTGATAGCCACCCAATATGTTCCGTTTAAGCTCAAAAACAATATGTTTTTACCATTAAACTCTAAAAACTTTTTAATCTTTGACTCCAT